ATGGCAACAGAAATATTTGAAGCAATAATGAAAGGTAAATAATGAGTAGTGATAAGCAATTAATATTAATTATATTGGTAGCTGTTGTTGTATGTGGTTGGCAACTATACCAGGAACACAAACAAAAAAAACATAATGAAAAATTACAAAGACACTTATCAAAATACTTTGATAGCAAGTGGTAAAAAAGATTTAAGTATGAAAGAGCTTGAAGCTCTAACGTGCTTAAGTATATTGAGTGTTCAAGGTGTGATATATACTCATTATAAAAACAAACAACTAAACAAGGGGAAAATGAAAACAAAAGAAAAATGTGTATGGTATCTTGGAGATAGAGGTATTGATAGACAAATAAAAAGATGTGACGAATACAAAAATATGTGGTTCATTGTATTTAAAGACTATCCAGAAGATGTAGAAGTGTCTTTTAAATCAGATATGTATGAATGTTATGATGAAATTTCTACAACTAAAATGAAATGGAATAAATCAAATTACGAAAAAATTAAAAAACAATTAAATAGTTAATCTTTATTATTAGAGGGTATATCAACTATATCCTCTGATACATTAATCAAATCAGGTTCAGATTCCCAACTAATCTTAACAACACTATCAGATTTAACATCTATCTTTTGTTTCTCTTGGAACAACGAGGATATTCTTGGAGCTATCCATTTTAACCAATCTTTCTTTTCTCTTACAAAAAGCAAGTCATTGTTATCAAGTCCAGTAGTTTCAGTATTAAAAATAACACACATCTTTTCAACTAAAGTTTTAATACCTATCTCTTGTGCTTTGTTAAACTCCTCTTTAAACTTTGGGTTTCGATCTAAGTAATTGTATAAAGTTTTCAATTTGATCTGTTTTTCTTTTGCCAACTCGTAAGCTGTTACGCCATCGTGTAAAATTTCTAAGATAGTATTTTGTTCTATATCCGAAAGCACTAGATTTTTGCTCTTCGGCTTGGATATACTCTTTGATTTGCTCATAAGTTTTATCTTTAAAATTCTTTAAGTTTTTTAATCGTTTAATCTTTGCATCTATACTTATATTAGTATTCTTAAAAAGTCCCTTGTATTTTCTTGTTTTACTATCCACAGACTGACTACACCCATGAAAACGACATAAGTATCGTTTTGTAGTAGGTGTAAAATATCCTTTGGCTCTACATCTCTTACCACTAGTCTTGGCTATCGCCTCGCAATAAATCTTTTGACTTAATCTTCCTGTCATAATCTCGTTTAGTCTTGCTTACCTTACTCTGATAACCAAAATGGGTTTTCTTTCTTATATTATTAATAACATTAGGTATATCCACGAGCTTACCCCTTTTATTAGACTGTTCTTCTAGTGCCATTCTACTATAAAATATATTGTCTTTCTCTTTAATGGCTTTCTTTAAAGTATCGGCAGGTAGAGTAGCTAGTGTACTAATTATTTTAGATTGATCACCTCCTTTATCTGAAACTTCTTTTATAATGTTAGTAATATAAGTTGGTTCTTGAATTATAGTCTTACTAATATCAGTCATCATGAAACGTGGTATGTGTTTTCTTGACACATCATAGTCTCTTGATGACACATCTATCTTTTTATTAACAATGTAATCAGGGTTAATTACATATAACAAAGTAGATTTAAGTCTTTTCTTTTTAATTATCCCCACCTCTACCAATAAATCAGTACATCTATATATGGTACTGCGAGATAGGCATACCATACTAGATATGGTGGCTTGGCGAGGATAACATTGACCATTCTGTGAGTTAACAAACTTTAATAAAGCAATGAGGATGAGCAAAGAAGATGATCGGTGTTCTTCAGGTATCTTCTTAATCCTCTCATCATCAAATAATTTAAAAGGTATTCTAATATGGGGTAGATATTTTTTCATTTCTTAAATTTACATACCTTTTGGTGTTCAGCTTGGAGATGAAACAATGTACCGACCCATTCCTGCTCAGACATAGCCTTTAATGGCTCAGAGATAGGGTATTTTTGAGCAACTCGGAACGATAGGGTGTCATCCTCTACCTCTTTGTAATATACGAGATAAACAGGGATATTTAAACCTTTTCCTATTTGCTCTACTATGTTGGTGTATTTCTTTTTATCAGAGCCGGTATCATAGAGGTGTTCAATGATGGCTAGTGGTTTCCAACAGCCTTTATTTCGACATATTTCAACCGAGTCCACATCTGCCATTGCGATACCCTCCCAAAGCCTATGCCATTTTGAATACAAGTCTTTGTCAAAGTATTTAGCAAATCTCATTCAGGTTTATACAAACTATAAGTTAGTGTGAGTTCTTGTTCAGGCATAATATCTATCGTTGTTTTCAAGTACCATTTATTATTAACCTTTACTCTTACACAATTAGATTGTTCAGCATGATTAATAAAACCACCAAGAGCTGTACGATACAGAGTATCATCAACTTCAATGTGTGAGATCCCTAGCTCAGTATCTTTTCTTATCTCTCTTGTAGCAAATAGACCTAGACCATTAATGAAACTAGGTTTAATAGTGCAAAAAATAGGTAGTGGATTATAACTCATGCTTTTTTTTTAAAGTTTCAATCTTTAATTCTTTGATGTCAATTTCTGTTTTTAATGTATCTATTTCTTTAAGCTGTTCTTCAATAATTCTTTCAAGATCATTTTGACCTCTAGTCTTATCAGCTTTAATTTTTCTTAATTCTTGTTTTAATTTTTTAATCTTATGCTGCAAATCAACTTCTTCAAACAAACCTACATAAGTCATTACTTTGATACTCCAAATGTAAGTCTAATCATTGCAGTTTTAGGATCATAAGTCCAATCACCTATTTGTATTTTGCTACAATGGGTAAGTGCCATTGCTACAATTAAGATAGTTATTATCTTCATTTTAATATCTCTATTTTTTTAATACATCCCATAGGAAATGCAGTAAGTCCTCCCACACTTAAACCATCTTCATCTTCAGAGTAAGAACTAAAAAGCCATAGCTTTGATTTAGTTTTTTTAAAGATATAACCGGTGTCAGTACAAGTAGCTACGTCATGTTGAAGGATCTCATCTTCATGTGTCCATGCTTCTTCAGCAGTACATATATCTTGCCAAGTAATTCTTACGTGCTTATACTTTGAGATCATAGAAGTCATTGGGTTGTACTTGTTTCTCTGTTCCTATGTAAATCTTTTTCATCTCTTCTTTACGAGGTATTCTTTGTCCATTCTCCCACCTCCAAACATTAGTCGCAGGATTTATATTATGAACACCTATTTTTCTTGCTAACTCTGAGCAGCTTAATTTATTTTTTGTACGATAGTCTTTTAATTTCATTGTTTTCCTTTCTGAATACAGACCATTACCAAAAAAGTTATGCACAATCAAGGTTTATTTACTATTGCCATAGTGGAAAAACTATGAAATAAAGGCATTGAAAACAATGAGTAATAAAAAATATTTTGATACATTAAATAATGGTAAAGGCTTAGATCATTGGTCCCCTTCTAGCTCTAGTATGCCACTAGCTAAATTTAATCTTAACTATGGACATCATGATGGAGTAGAGAGAAGTATGTTTCCTATGCAATACAAACCTAGATTTGGAAACCTAGTTAATAACACAGCTCAAAGAATGGAATGTGAAACTCTTTATTGGAAAGATAAAACAATTCAACTTAAGAATAGAAACTATGACGAGGTGTTCGGTAAAGAGTTAGATGATATTAATAAGTATGATCCTGTTGATCACAAAGATGCTTACGCAAGAGAACATATGTTGGAGTATGCACACAAGACTATCGATCAAACAAGAAAGGTGGTCAAGGAACTTTGTGGCAAAAATAAGATTACCTCTGAACGATATGTCATGAACAAACCTAAACAATTATTACACGACATCATAGGAAGGATAGATTACGAAACAGAAGGTAAGAATGGTTTGTTTATAGAACTTAAAACAAAACCGCCAAGCATTATAAAGAAAAAAGGTAAAGATGAATACTATTTTAAAACTCAACCACTTGGAGATGATGCAGTTTTTGATTCTTATTGGGGTCAAGTAGCTTTCTATTGGAAGTGTACAGGTAAGAAACCTTTTTTAGTTTTAGTTAATGATAAAGAATATTTAATCTACGATGACACTCATGCAGCTTTGTATGATGATCATTTAGAATACCAATACAACATGATGGTAAAAAGAATTTATAACTGGGAACAAATGATTATATATTGTAAAGGTGATCTGCAAAAGCTCGCAGACCTATGTGAGCCACCTGATCTTAATCATTACTACCATTATAAATACTTAACAGACAAACAACGAAAAACTATTAAAAAACTTTGGGGGTTAGATGCGTGATAAAATAAAAAAGATAAATGAATTGTGTCGTAAAGATGGCACATATAAAAATGATAAAGGTCAATCAACTGTTTCATTATGGAGTAAGATTAAATATTTTAGACAGGTGTTTGGCGATGAGCTTGGTATAGATACAAGTGTTATGGAATACGAAGATTATTATATCTGTAAGTGTAAGATCCTAGCTTACGATCCTGAACGAGTATTAGCCACAGGTCATCATAAACAATTTAAAAAAAGAAATGCAACATACATACAAGGTGCTTTACCTATGTCTGAATCGTTTGCAATATCAAGAGCTTTAAGTGTCTTTGGGATTTTGGATTCTGATATTACCTCCCTCGAAGAGTATAATATGTTAGGTATTCCAATGACTAAAGAAACTAAAGGTGCTGCCAATGGCAGTACAAATAAAGGTGTAGATCAAATCATAAATGAGTTCAAAAAATGTAGAAACATTTATGAGTATAGGCAAGTTAGAAAATATAACGACCCATACATTGAACAAGCCTTAACTAAACATCCCTCTACTTACAAAGCGATAATGAATGTTGTCGAAAACGTAGAGGATAAACTAAACAAACAGGAGAAAATATAGAATATGGATAAAATCTATGTTAAATTAATACCTAATGCAGACAAACAACCAGGAGATAACAGACCTAGTTGGGTTGCACCTATTAATCCAAAATCCCCACAAGGAAAAACGTGGAGGATTGGAGCTAAAGTAGGCAACACTTGGTACAACCAAGCTGCTTTTGACGATACCAATGAAGATGGATCACCAACAGGAGGATTGAATGTTGTGCTTACACCTAGCGATAGTAAAGCACCTCAATCTAGTAGTGGTGGACAACCAGCAATGG